GTAACCTGGCCATCAGCAGACAAGTATTTTACTATTGCTGATCTAATGGAAACAAATAAGGAGTTTATCCCTATTACACTTCGTGTACGTCTCAAGAACGCCATTGATGATGGAACTGTTGCTGAGATTGGTACTATTCATGGAGGTAAGGGTCGTCCAAAGTTGGCATTCGCAATGAATCCAGTTACTGAGGATGTTCTTGCTACCGCACGTCAAGCAGAAGTTGTACTTCATGATAAGTACAATACTGTCAAGGTACTTGACGTTACAAACAAGCCTGCTGAAACGTCAGTAGAAACAGAAGTTGAAGTGTCAAAGACAACTGTTAATGCCTAAAAAGAAACAAACAAACAAACTGCCGTGTGATGACTCTGATGTAGATGTCATCTACGGCATAATTTGTCTAAAAACAAAGAAATTACTCAAAGTACATTTGAGTGAGAAAGAAATTTGGTATGAGTTTAATACGGGAATGTATGATGAAACCAAATATTCTGTAATTAAATTAGATATTAAGGTACAATAATTTTGTTCAAGGTATTAGTCCAATCAGTGGCTAATACCATTTTTTCTTTATTATCCTTTGAATAATAATAGAATTTGACATTAGGATTTTGTTTCTTAATGTTTTTTACTATAGCAGTCACCATGTTCCAATTCCCCCAATAAATAGCTTCATCCATCTCACCATCAAATATACTAAATTTAATAGTGGAGGTTTCAAAAACGTAGAAAACTGTTTCTTTAGGGTTGATTTTTTTGAAAGTCATGGTATATATAAATAGTATGAGTAATCCATTTTTTGACACTGATGATTTTGACTTTGAAACTGAAAAACACAAGTTCATCAAAAACCTTGACTTTCTAAAATCCATGTCTGCTGAAGAACAGACATTCTATAAAAAATGGGTTGAAGTACAACAGTTATCCAGTTACATAAATAAATCTGGTGTAACCAAAGCTAAGATTTGGACACCAACTGACATCAACAATCAAGAACTTACAATTAAAGAAATTGAACAAATTAAACCAACTGTTGTTCATGTAGTGGATGATCCAATTGACACTGATTGGGTGATGTTGAGAACATTTTGTCATACCATGGAATATGCACAAACTCCTGGTAGATTTATTAAATTATTAATCAGTGACGGTAATGAAAACAATCCACGTTATTTGGGAGTGGTTAGTATTTCAAGTGATGTAATTACTATTACAGACAGAGACAATTATATTGGGTGGACTCCTGAAAACAAACTAGAACATAAGAAGTTGGTACATAGTGCAATTGGTAGTTGTATTATGAGTACACAACCATTTGGTTATAATTTCTTGGGTGGTAAACTGGTAGCTGCTTTGGTTACATCAAGTGCAACTAGAAAAATTTGGAAAGATCTATATGGTCAAACTCTTGTAGGAATCACAACCACTTCATTGTATGGTAGTTACAGTATGTATAACAGTTTGAAATGGTGGCATAAGTGTGGTTCTAGTACTGGTAAGATGACAATCAAACCAGATGATAGTGTGTACAATACATGGCATCAATGGGTTAAAGAGAAAAAAGCAGATGATTATAAGAAAGCCATGACACAAAAAGATGGTGTTAGTGGACCTGTTACTGGTGCAAAGAATCGTGTATTGAGTATGATTTTTCAATCTCTCAATATCAAAACATCAGATTATACGCATGGATATGAACGTGGTGTGTATTACAGTTGTTTTTATGAGAACACCAAGGAATTTCTACAAAACAAGATTGGTGAAGATGAATTGAAAATGAAAGAACTCTTTAAACGGGATACTGATGCTATTATGGAATGGTGGAAACCAAAGGCTATTGAACGGTATAAAAAGTTAAAGAGTGAAGGAAATTTAAAGTCTGATATTCTTTATTATAATAAAATGATTGGTATGTCCTATGAAGAAGCCAAATCTAGCTTTTTCTCTGAAGTTGGACGTTGACATTTTATAATCCGCTGTTATAATAAAAAAGATGAAAAAATCTCTATGTTGTATTTCCTTGCAGTTGCAAGAAAAAGGTATCAAAGCAAACACCATGACAAAGACACGGTTTCTTGCTTTGGAACGTAAAAGTGCTGTTGACACTGTATCCAAACGTACACTGAACAATGTATCTACTACGGTACAAATCATTTCATTGTGTGCAAAAAAAAGATGGAATTACCGTATCAGCAGTGATTTGTTTCCATTGGCTACATTGCCAGAAGCAAATTTGTCATTTGATATTCTTCCAGATAAAAATAAAATTTATGAAATGTTTAAACTTGGTTCAGAAATTATTACAAAAAATAAAGTACGGTGTTCTACTCATCCAGACCAATTTGTGGTACCTGCTTCTGCTAATGCATCAGTTGTGCAGAAGTCTATTGTAGAACTAAAAAATCATGCTACCGTGATGGATTTGTTTGGTCTACCACAATCATATGAAGCTCCAATCAATATTCATATGAATTGTTACAAAGGTGACACCAAGGATATTGCTAAGCGGTTCATTGATGTATACAATGATTTTCCTGTAAATGTTAAGTCTCGTCTTGTTCTTGAGAATGAAGACAAACCTAACAGTTGGAAAGTAGATGAATTATATGATTTGATTTATTCAAATACTGGCATTCCTATCACGTATGACAATCTTCATTTTCGTTGTAACAACGGTAAATTGTCTTCTAAGGATGCAATGAAGTTGGCTATGTCAACATGGGGTAAGTATCGTCCTCTATTTCATTTTAGTGACAATGATCCAACCAACAAAAATCCACGTGCGCATGGTGATTATGTTCGTAGTATTCCTGAAGAATATGTTGACATGGACGGCGTTGATTATGAGTTTGAATTCAAGGCTAAAGACTATGCTATTGAACGGTTTGAAAAAGAATTTCAAATATAATTAATGATAAGTGTTGACGGAAGATAGGTATCATGTTAGAGTCTTAATAGTTAGTTGATTGACTAACAATAAACAAAAACATAAAATAAATAAATAAAACATATGGTTACACGTAAAAATACAAAGAATAAGACTACATTCGCTTACAACAAGGTTCAAGGTCTAGAGACCTTTGCTTCTGCCCCATTCAAGGGAGTTAAGAGTGTTGGTAAGCGTTTGACAATTCGTGCTGGTAAGAAGCGTATTGAACTAAATGGTCGTCAAATCAATGCTCTAAAGAACGTATTGGCTGAAGTTACTGCCTGATGTAGGCACAATAAAGACAATGAGTATTACTAAACTAATTATAGTAGTTGTACTTGCAAGTATTGCAGTTTCATTGTCTTTGTATTCCAAGTTTGTAACGCCACTTGCTTTACTAGCAGTGGCGTTATATTCTTTATATTTGGAAAATAAGATCAAGAAAACTCTTGAATCTTCAAAGAATTTGGAGGAAACTGTAAGTAAGTTAACAACTGATGTAAACACATTATTTGAAAATCAGAAACAACTGTTGACAATTATAAATTCACTAAGAGCTAGAATTAACAATTATTATGGGAAGACCACCAAAAAACAAGACCCTTCAATCATTGAAAAACTCAGAAACATTGAAAGAAGAGAAAAAGAACTTAGTGAAGAGTAAAGGGTTATTTGACCACATCAATCATATCAGAGAAGTAAAGTCTCCTGATTATTATGATAAACTATCAGTAGAAGAAAAGAAATCTTTCAACAAGTATGTATTGTTGATGGGATTGAGTATGGATCAGTCTTGTATTGAAGAGATTGCTTATATCTCTAAATACTTTGATTCTATTCCAGATAGATTGTTTTATAAGGTGAGTTGTGATGTGGTACCACATGGACGTAAGTTTTGTAAATGGATCAAGGCTAGTAAGAAATCTGTCAATAAAGAGTTAATTCAATTGGTTGCTACTCATTATCAGATAAGTAAGTCAGATGCGTATGACTATTGTGTTATGATGATTAAGAATGAAAAAGGATTGACAGATTTGGTTAATGTATGTAAGTTATACGGCAAAACTGAAAAAGAATTGGAGAAATTATTTGATAATGACTAAAAAATATATTGGTGTATCTGGTATTGCCCGTAGTGGTAAAAATTTGTTTTGTGACATTGCAGTAAAACAATTGTCACAGAGTGGTATTAAGGCTAAACAATATGCGTTAGCTTATTATCTTAAAAAGGATTGTGAGGAGTTTATCCGAGCAAAATTGGGATTAGATGTCTTTACTGAGAAGACTGAAGATAAAGCTATTTTCAGAGAAATGTTGGTATGGTATGGTGGAGTAAAGAGAAAACAGACTGAGGGTACATATTGGACATCAATGCTTCAGAAAGATATTGAA